ATGGCAAAAATCATCAAACAGCTAACTATTGCGCAAGTGAACAACGCCAAAGCGGCGGAAAAGATCTATTATTTATTCGATGGGGAAGGGCTGAAACTTGTCGTCAAACCCAATGGGGTGAAAACGTGGGTGTTTAATTACAAACGCCCCTACACATTAAAACGCACCGAAAAAACCATCGGCACTTATCCCACTGTATCGTTAAAAGATGCACGTCAAAAAGCGCAAGAATTCCGCCAACTCTTAGCTAATAAGATTGACCCGCACGAATTTGAGCAAAAACAAGCCATAGAAGCATTAAAAGAACAGTGCAGCACATTTGCCCATGTTGCCAATGAATGGCTGTTATATCGTGCGAAAATCGGCAAAGAACAAGGCAATTACACAGAGAGAACGAAAATTGACACAGAACGACGTGTCAATGCTGCCATTGATTTAATTGGTGACGTACCTTTCAAAGAATTGACCTTAAAACACGGCTTATCCGTGCTTGAACCGCATCGCCAATCAGGTGCAACGGCTGAATTGAAAAAGCGTTATTTGGTTTTAAAATCAATCGCAGAATATGCTGAACGTTTTGAATATTGGGAAAACAACAAATGGAAATATCTTGGTGATGATCTCCCTGCAGTGAATAAAAACAAACATCACCCGTCAATTCATTACAAAGCGTTACCTGAATTTATGATCAGCCTTGCGCGGGCCAACATATCCCAAACGGTGCGACTTGCAATTTTGTGGGGATTGCTCAACGCCACAAGGGCGAGCGAAACCGTCAGTGCAAAATATTCTGACATCATCGAACACGAACATTTGCCGAATGGTAAAGTGTGGAAAGTGGAAATTTCAAAAGGTGGGAAAGGGGAGCGATTGCACCTTGTGCCATTAAGTAAACAGGCAGAAACTTTGCTTTCATACATCAAGCAACACGCAAATAAGGAATATTTATTCCCATCCACCTTGTCAAAGGCGAGAAATGAAAAGCATATCAATAGCCAAACGCCGAATGAAGTGATTAAAACAATGGACGGCGGCAAATACAAAGGCACCATGACAAATCACGGCATACGGTCGTTATTCAGCAGCTATTGCAATGATAATCGCCTAGAACTCGGATTAGATAAAGAAGTCATCGAAATTTGCCTAAGCCATTTGAATTCCGATGAAATACGAAACGCCTATAATCGGGCGGAATATTTGCCTTACCGATTAAAGACGTTTCAAGAATGGGCCAACTATGTTGAAAAATGTGCGAATGGTTTATTCAAAGAAATTATTGCCGACAAGTCTTAATGTATTCGTTCAAGTCGCTTTCCGCAATCTTGCGGGAGCGACCGAATTTATAAGACTTTAATTTTCCGCTAGAAATCCAACGCTTCACCGTTGCTTCTGAACAAATTCCCGTCTGCACGATCTCTTTTATTGAAAAATAGCGTTCCATTATAAATCACCTTCTTTCACAAACACGCCGTCAATCATACGCCCTTTGCGATCTTTGATTTCATCCCATGCCGCTTTCACACAATCGTATATATCTAAATCAAAATAATGTGCAATATCTAACATCACAACAAAGCATGACATAAATAAAACACTAATATTTGCGTGACTGCTTAATTCATGACTTAAACGATGCAACACATACAATGATTCAATTAAGTGATCTTCAATATCAACTTTATTGTTGCCGTATGATTCAGTAAATGCAGCAACTTCATCCGCTGAAAGCATTTCATCTTTCTTGCGTTGTGCGGCCAAAATCACCATCACCACAAAGCAATCCCCGATGCTATCTTTCACCACGTCTATTTTATTTTTAGATACGCCACTGCATAACTCCCCGAATTCTTCCATCAATTTAATGAATTGTTTTTTCGGTGTTGACCCCTCAATCAAATTGCGATCTTCCGCCCATTGTTCAATGTTTTTGATAAGTTGTTGTAAGTCTGCCATTTTTATTTACTCCAATCTCTACGTTTAATCACATCCGGCACTTCCACAATAAGGATTCGTTCCGGTGGAATTTTTAAATATTTTCTGTAATGGTTTGCGATTTCTTCCGCTTCACTATAAGTTACCGTTTCACGACTTGCGCGCCCAATTTGCCATTCACTAGCAAATTCACATTCAAGCACTACGTATCGCTTACCATCAATTAACTGAATATTGGTCATGGTACTGTCCTTAATCCTGCGGAATATCATTAAGTCTAAACCATTCACCACCTTCAAATCGTTCATCGGTAATTTGAACCCCTCTTTGCCATAAAGAACCATCATCACACAAAGCAATAATTTCCCCCATGTACCCATTGTTGCTCAAATTATTTGACATAGCAATTTGCACAATTTTTCTTACTGGCGAATTTACGCCATTAGATATTCGTTCCACTGACGGTTTTACTTTTATTGTTCTTTTAACTTTTTCCATGATTCACCTACTTTTTCCCCAATCTTTCCCAAAATCCAGTCACTTTCTGACTAAATTTTTTCACAGAAAAGAGCGGGATTTTTTCTTCTTTAATGAAAACGTCTCCGTTTTCGTAACAAATCCACTGAAAGTCATTAAGCCGTAACCGTTTATGTTTGATTAATAGATCAATTTGTGAACGATTAATCATAAAACCGACAGGCAAAAGTGCATTTTTTACCTTTTGTTCAATTTCTGAACGGTTACAGTTACTGACACAAGTCCAAGCGTCGCTACGCTCCTTGTTTGTTTCGGTGGTCTCCGCATTGGCATCAGGTGCAACATCTGCCACTGTGCCTTTTTTGATAACCCAATTTTTAAGTTTGGTTCTTACGCTTGCAAAACTGAAACGATTTTTCACCCCCACAATTTTCTTTCTTGTTTCGCCGTATTGGTTCGGCTCGCTTTCTTCATATTCCACGCATAACGGCTGATCTTCACGTTTAGCCATTGCGCCCCCTTGCAACTCTAAATAGCTTGCAAAACAAGACACATCACAAACCGCTTGCGCATCTGCAATGGTCTTATCATCTACATCATCTAACTGCCATTTCTCTAATTTGCGTAATTCACGCCATACAGAAATTGGCGGATTGCCGTAAAACTGGAATTGACGAATTCCCCAAAGATTCGCCCACGCACGCACACGTTGCACGTTTTCGTCAAGTTTCAAACCTTCCACTTCGTCCGATGTTTCGTCTTTTTGATTGCCCGCATAAATGTTTTTGGCAATGTATTTTGCGATATAAGAAACGGCAGAACCTTTTGCAGGGTCAATTTCATCGACTCTGCAACGGTGTTTTTTCGCCCCGAATTCATCGCCGTCTAACTCTAAAGCTTTTGATTTAAATAAACGGATCACTTCTTCTTTATCTTCCGCTTTCACATACACAAGCAAGTGCCAGTGTGGAGTGGCGTCATGGTGCGGTTCAACGCCACGCATACCGAAAAAGCCAATGCCACGTTTAGCAAACAAGGCACGCAACTGCGCCCAATTTTTGCTTAAATAAGCATGGGTTGTGCGTGGGTCTGCACCTTTCCATTTCTTGTTATTTGTGCCGTTGTTATGGGTTGCATGAAATGATGAAGGGGCGGTCATGGTTAAGAACAATGACACATAGCCTTTTTCTGTTGCCCATTCGTCCACGCCACGCAAGCGGTTCATCATCTCGTTAAAACGTATGGCAGGATTACCGGAAGATTTTTGCCACATTGCCATCAATTCCACCTGTTCTGATGGATCGTCAATGTTTTCAATAATCATCTGTTTTAAATATTCCAAGTTTGCTTTTTGTTGATTGCGGTAATCGCTCAATGCACCTGTTGAAATGTAAGGGCTGACTTTTGCCGATACTTCACCACAACCAATCGCCAAATGCTCGATAAGGCGTTTTTGCGTGCTGCGTAATGTGCGAAACCAGTATTTTTCGCATACCACACGCAACAATTCGCCTTCTTGCTGTTGCACAGAAAGGCGTTTGCCTTCTTCAAGGCGGTGTTGGCTTTTAAGTGGAAAGCCAATGTTTTTGCAAACATCAGCACAAAGGCGGTGCAGTTCACTGCTTAAACGTGAAAAATCGACCGCACTTAATAGCCCAACGGCTTTTTGATTGGCGCAATCTTCCACGAAATCGCTTTGCAATCCGTTGAAGTGCAAGGCGAGTTTGTAGGCGATTTCTTTTAATTGTCGTTCGCCTAATAGATAAAAATGCAAGCCTTGACTATCCACAGGCTTTTGCATGGCCAAGTTGGCAGAATAGTGTTTGCGTTCAAGCAACCACGAAACAGAAATGCGATATTGCTCAAAAACGGCTTCCAAACGATTGGTCAAAACATCGCGTAAGGCTGTGTTTGCAATGCGGGCTTGTTTATTGCCTAAGCTAAAACTAATTGACCCATCATCTTTCACACTGCGATAAGCACGCAACCACACATTGCGGAAGTGTTCACGTTGGCGTTTGCGTGGTAAATCTGAAAGCAGTTTTTCAACATAATCAAAATGATTAGGAGCAACCGCAAACAGCTCAATTTGTGCGGCTGTTGCTTGCGGCAAGTCTAAAGTGCGGTGAGTTTTAGCCGCACTTTCCATTCTTGCCAAACGAGCTTCTTCCATCGCCAAATCACGTTTAGCGATGTTATTGTCTCGTTGTTGCTCCCAGTTCATCATTTTATTTCTATGCTCTTTGTAAGTTTGCTAAATATTCATTGTGCTGATCAAAGTAATCTTTAATGGCTTGATTGGTTGAGTTGATCGCACTTTCCATTTCAGTGAGTGAAAGCACTTCATATTGTGCTAAGGCAAAGTTGCGGACTTCATTCACTGCGCCAATGATGGTGTTGTGTAATCGCCCAATCACTCTGGCTTTTTGTTTTCGCAAACCGTCACTATCTGCGACAATCTCTAACACTTGAAAGCGATCGCCAATCTTGGTGATTTGTAATTCGGCTCCGCAATCTAAATTGATGTAAATATCGGTACTCATTTTGTTTTCTCCTTAGAAGTGTTTACTTATCCAACTTGCCAACCAACACAAGGCGGCATCTAATAAGGCGGCAGCCATAAAACAGCCCAACATCACCACCGCTAATCCAATGAAAAAATCACTCATTGCCTTTCTCCAAAAATTCCTTGAAATCTAACTGTCGGCTTTTTCTTACCTTGATTGCGCCTGTATCAATGGCGGCTTTAAAACAACGATCTGCACGTGCAAAGCACCAATCTTCATCCTGTGTACTTGGTGCTAACTGATAGGCTTTGCGCCAAAATTGTGCGGCTTTTAAAAATTGCTCTGCACGTTCTGCTTCTGCTGCCGTTTCGCTTGCCGTTCTAAAGGCGATGAATTTTGTTCTCATGCTGTTTTTCTCCGTGGATTGGCTTGCCATTGCTCCCAATCTCTGTATTTTTGTAAAAAGATTTGGCGTGCTTTTGTCGCCAAGTCGCCGTTTTCAATAAATTCATTAAATGCTTGTCTTGCTTGCTCTTCATCGCCTTTGTCTAAGTGATAGATGTAAGCGAATAATTTTTCCTGTGCCTTATCGAGTTTTTGATAATATTCCTTTGCCACAATGCTCAATGCGCCACGGCTTAAAATAACGGTTGCCATACTTCCCCCTAATTCAATGCTTTATCAATCAATGTGAATTCGCGTTCGGTAATGCCTTTCGGAAACATTCCCGAAATCAACCGCACTTTGCGAAATGCTTTGGCGATTTTTCGTTGTCCGTTTTCGGTGTAGTGGTGTAGTTTCTCGCCTGAAAATGTGGTGCTAACTAAATCATTGATGTCGAGTTCTGCCATTGCCAACAGGATTTCTCTTTCGCCTTGTGAAAGGTTGCTGAAAGCGTATTCCACGCGATATCGACTTTTACCGATCACATGGCGGCAATCGCCCCAACTTTGCACAGGCTCAACCGCAATTTGATTTTCTTTGCAGAATTTTGCCGCCGCACTTTCTTTACCTGAAACGTACATCACACGCCCCCTTGCTTATTTACCTTGAACCCAACTTAACCAACGACCAAACATCCCTTGCTTGCTCCAACTTGCTTTTTCAAGCAGTGCCACACGGTCGGAAAGTGTTTCATTCAATAGCACTTGTTGTTGGTTTAAGCCGATTTGATGTTGCAGATGACGTTTAATTGTTTGGTTCTGAATTTCCAATGCTTTCACACGTTTTTCTAACTGCCACACGTTCACACGGTCTTTGCGTGTTTTGCCGTTGTCGTAGGTGTAATCATTTTTTGCCATTTGCTTGTTCTCCCTAAATTTTGGTTGCAAAAATCCTGTCGCATGAATTTCTTCAAACGACTGTGTTTAAAAATATTGATGAAAATTAAAGACTAGATGTCGATTTCTTGCTGACGCTCGTCAATCTGATTTAACGGCTTATTTGCACTTAATGCTTCTGGGCGGTCGTTATAGATTGGCGTTCTTACTCTTGTAATTTGGCTTTGCACTCTTAATTCTGTGCCGCAGTTGTTGCAGTAAGCCAACACGTCGATTGACAATAAACCGATCTTTTCGGAAGTTCGCACACGGATGTTATTACTTCCGCAATTTGCGCATTTATGATCTACGTTCACTATTTACCACCTAATTTGTTATACTCAATTTGATTTATTCACGATTAACAAAGGAACCGACACCATGAATGAAGAACAATTTATCGAATTGACCGTAGAAAATTCACAAAATCGCCTACGCATTCACGCGCTTGAGCAAATTCTTGCTCTATTTTTGCATCATAAAACTGACGAGCAGCAGCAAGCACTTCATCAGTATTACGAATACATACGTGACCAACATCTAAACAATTTTTCTCTTGATGAAGATCAAGCAGAAAAGATTGAAGCAGTATTTGACGCGCTTGAAGATGTTCTACAGAAGTAGAACCGTTATCAAATAACGTGAATGAAAGACGGTATTTGCCGTCTTTTGTTTTGCGTAGAAGAAATTTCCCGCTCGCTTGAATTGCTGTTTCACTCATACACACCACCTTTTCTATTTAACTATTCCGAATCACTGCCCAATCCACATCGGGGCGTAAATCTTCGGCTCTTACTTTGCCTTCTGTTGCTTTGATAATGGCGGGAATATATTTCACATCCATACTCGCACCATTTATCCACCCATTTACAGTAGGCTGACTAACTCCACATACTCTTGCTAAGGCTGATTGATTGCCGCAAATTTCTGTAGCTAGTATCACTTTTTCATTCATTTAAAACTGCCTATAAGTTTTCCTTTAAGTGCATTATAGGAAATCCTTTAATAATTGCAAGAAATATTTTATTGTTTTATTCAAAGTTTACCTATAACTTATACACAAGGAGAATTTATGTCTGATTTATCAACCCGATTAAAGCAACTGCTTGATGATAGAAACTTATCTATGAATGCTTTTGCAAAGCAGCTTGGCGTATCTCAACCATCAATTAGCGATATAGTGAATGGTCGAACTCGTTCACCTAAAAATATTTTAGAAATTGCGACCGCACTTAATGTGGACCCGCATTGGTTAAAAACAGGTGAAGGCGACCCTGATCCGTCTTATCGCATTGTAGAAGTGAGCGAACCGCAAAACCCAAACACAGTGCGGATTGATATTTTGGACGTGGAAGCGAGTGCCGGAAACGGGGCATATTTAAGCCCAACCGAACAAGGCTTGCTTTCACAAGAATTTGATTTAACGTTCTTCCGTCAACAATTCGGACGTGCTGATGCAAAACATTTGAAGTTGATCACAGTGAAAGGGGATAGCATGGCGCCAACCCTTGAAAGCGGTGATTTGCTTTATGTGGATATTTCCGAAAATTACTTTGCCGCCGATGGTCTTTATGTTTTCACCTTTGACGGCCAAACATTCATCAAGCGTTTGCAAAAAGTGGGAAAAGAAATGCTCGTCATTTCCGACAACCCAACCTACAAAGAATGGACATTCACGCAAGATGACGATGTATTTATCCACGGCAGAGTAATATTCAGCATGCCGATGAAGTGGCGGAAGTGGTGATGGTGAAAATGATAAAAACGAAACTTTTGTTTTTATTGGCGTTATTTTGTAGTTTATCTACTTATTCCCAAACTGTACCTGATGAAATTGTAGATTTATTTGATGAAGTATCATCAGTTGCAGATCCTGAAGAAGATGTAAATTATCTTAACCATGTTATTTCTGTAAGGATAAATAAATCTATTATTCAACGTGATTATGCAAAATATGTTGTAAGGATAATCTGCGATGATAGCTATTTTGAACCTAGTTACTGGCAAGATATTGATTTCAAAATTATCGAAGTAAGGAATCGCGATAATAATTCTGGATACAGAATAAACATAGATAAAACAGTTTGTGTAGCACCAATAAAACATGATTGGTCCGACAATGAACTTGAGGAACGTATTTTTAAATATGGATTAAAGAAATTCTAAGGGCATTCAATGAAAAAACTTATCCTAATTCTAACCGCACTTTCCCTTGCTTTCTCAACAGCAACTTTTGCCAAAAGTAAAAAAGCGGATGCGGAACAGTTTAGTTGTGCTGATAGTAAATATTGTAAAGAGATGACTTCTTGCGCTGAAGCTAAATTCCATTTAAATGAATGTGGTGAAAGCCGATTGGACCGTGACCACGATGGTGTGCCTTGTGAGAACGTCTGCCGAAAATAAATATGGATTCAATTAAAACAATAAATGGCAATATTATTGGGTATAGCTTGCCAAGTAATATTGCCGCTTTACAAAAAAATATTGTTAGGTTGCAAAATTTTTCAGGCACTGATAGTTTCAATCTACTCCCACCAATCCCAGAATTGCTTAACATAAAAGAATTGATTGCGATTCATACTTTTAGCGATGAATTAATCGGATTTTCTTTACCGCCTGAAATAAAAAAGATTCAAGATGTGCTTGTTCAACTTAAGGCAGCATTAAACATTGATGATGCAGCATCAGAAGATGCCTTTAATTCTTTGCTTATTAATATAAAAAATCTTGAGCAAATTGAAGATGATCAAGCTCATTCTTTTAAAGAGGCTCTTGATTCCCTGTTGTTGGCAATCTATCAAATATATCAAAATAACCAGAAAGCCATTTCTGTTTTGATGCCAATATTCATTTTCCTTTCTGGATATGCAGCAGAAAAGGGGCTTGATTATATATTTGATGATCACCAACAAGAACAAATGATAGAGATGATTGAGCAACAACAAGAAGAATTAAAAGAACTCAAAGAGCAGAATAATGTTATCTTAGATGAAATTAAGTCTTTAAAGTCTCAAGCCAGTGAAGAAAAAGACGACAAGCAACCGGCAAAAGTTACCTCTATGGATGTTATATAATACCCCCACATTTTATTTATGTGCGGGGTGCTTATGACAAACAATGACTTACTTAATCTTTATAATTTAGAAAAGAGCAGTTATGATTCTTATGGAACTTGCCGAACCTCACTGTTATTATGTTGGGTTTTCAATCTTATTATTAATATAAGTTCTCATTTCTACGATTCAAAACATGGCATGGTAATATTTGTGATTTCAAATTTTGTGCTTTTTGTGGTCTTTGTAATTCTGACCGTTCAAAGAGAACAGGCGAAAAAGCGAGTATCACAAATTATGAAAATGTTATTAAATAAAAATCCATAATATAAGCCCTCATTTTAGGGCTTTATTTTTTCTCCTTCTTCACGTCCACTTCTTCATCTTCCACTTTCAATTCGCATTCAATCTGACTGGTAAAGCCGCTATCTGAAAGATTGTGCGTCACTCTTGTGACCAGCCAATTTGTGGCATCAATTTCTGCTTTAAAGCCTGAAAGCTCAATCGGCGTTTCTGGCATTAAATCAGGTTCACCAAAGGCGAGATTAAGGCTAAATGTTGCCACGCCACGTTTTAGCTTATCAAAGGCTGATTTGGCAGCAGTAATGGCGGTTTTTTCGCTTGCATAAGTGTGTCGCAGTGATTTTATTTGAGAACTGTCACTTGTAATGGGTTCTTGTTGCTCAATTTCGTTGTATTTGCGTTTGCTTAATCGGCGTCCTTTCACTGTACCGTTTTTCAACGTTCTGCCTTTCGTCATTCGCTGTTTTTTTACAATCTTGGTGTTTTCATCCACCGTGATTTCGCCACGCTTGCCGCTGTCCGTATCGTGCCAATACGCCCGCACGGCTTTGTAGTTTTCACTCTCTGCAATAGAAAAATTGTAGTTGTCACCATTTTTGCGGGTGATCTTACGCAGTGGAATATCTTTCCCTGTGGCAGTTTTCCCTTTGCCTAATGGCATAAATAGCAACGTGCCATTTTTCACCGTACACATTGCCCCGTGTTCTTCTGCAAGGCGTGTTAGCAAATTAATGTCGCTTTCGTTGGTTTGGTCGATGTGGTCGATTAAGCGGCTTGCAAGCTCTTTCGCCACTTGGCTTTTGAGCTTGTTTCCTTGTGCAATTTCGTTGACGATTTCGCCCAATTTCTTCTTATGAAATGACCGCTCTTTTTGTTCGGTGAACGAGCCTTTTAAATCTGCCGCTCTTGCCCGAATGGTGAGCTTGTCAGCAGATGATGCACCGCCCGAAAACTGCACTTCATCGACAGAATATTTCCCCTTGTCAATCAGCGGTGCGCCTTTCCAGCCAAGTGCAAGGCTGATTGTGGCATTGCGTGGCGGCAAAGCCAGTTTGCCGTCATGGTCGGATAATTCTAAGTCGAGCGTGTCCGCTTCCAAGCCGCGATTATCGGTTAAAGACAGATTAATCAATCGGCTTGATACCACTTGCGTGATGTCTTGCTGTTTGTTGTCTTTCGTGGTGATCACCACTTTAAAAGCGGGGGTGCGGTGATTGTCGTTAAAATCTAAGCCTAACATTACAGATTACTCATTAAACTGTCTGCAATGGCAATCAACATCGGATCGTCAGTGCGTTTTAGGTTCATCGTGAAGTCAATAGCACGGGGTGCGCCATCGCCAAAGAATTCTGTGCGGGTTTCTTGGATATTTTCAATCACAAAAAAGCCGATAATCTCAAAGGTTGCACCGTCAATCAGTGGGAAAGCGCCGCCACTGTCTGCCATTAATTCCAACGCTTTAATGGAAAATCTGCCGCCCGTGATTTCGGGGATAAGTCGCCCGCCGATTGTCACGGTTTCGCTTTCCTTACCGGTGAATTGTGATTTCGGCATTGCGCCCACAATCGCATTGGTTGGATGTCGCCACGTTGATGTGCGGTCTAAGCTTTGGAAAGGCACGGTTTGCCGTGTAAAAACAAACATTCCAAGTGCGGCTAAAGCAAAGTTTTGAAACATGATTTATTCCTAAAGAAAAGTGCGGTCAAAAAATCCCGTGATTCCTGACCGCACTTTGTGAATTAGCGAAAGAGAAATGCAATACCGAAAATCACAATCAACCAAAATGAGATGGAAAGGATAAAGATTCCACGCCATACAATATGCCGTGGCATATTTAATACATAATCAATCAGCTTCTGTTTCATTTCGTTCCCTTGCTTTTTCTCGCCATGTCATTAATTCGGCAAATGTCATTTGCTCAAAGGCTTGTGGTTGCCAATGGAAAATTAATGCAATGTCCGCCATGGCATCTTCTACCGTGGCGGCAATCATTATTCGGTCGCTTCCGCTTCCGAATTCTTCCCTAAAAAACCGACAGCCACCGCCGCAAGCTCGGTGAAGTCTGCCACTTCCATTGTGGCAAAGTCGGATTTGTGCAACACAGGATTTGTCACGCGAGTGAGCAACACTTGCAATGCGTCCACGTCCATTTGCAACACGTCAAACATTTTCAAGCCTTTTAATGCCGGCACGGTGGGTTTGTTGACGGTGATTTCGGTGATTTTGTTTTCGCCACGCACAAGTGGATTGGTTAATGTGATCACTTTGCTGTTTTCGTTTTTCATGATTTCTACCTTTAAAAATGCCACGCTTAAGCGTGGGGGAGTGATTTAATAAAAGCCCCTTGCGGGGCTAGGTGGTGATTAGATGCCAATCGCTGAACGGTGTTCTGCTAAACGGTCAGTGCCGCCGACAATAAAGATTGAGTTGAGTAAATCAATTTCGACTAAATCTTTGCCGTTTTCGATGATTTTGTAATAGGTTAATGGCACGGTGTAGCTTTGTTCGGTGTCATCGCCTGATTTGCTTGTGCCGTTGTCAATTTCGCTGAAACGACCACGCATAATCAATTCAATGGCGGTGACTTCTTCCGTGTCGTCTTGTTGATATGCACCCGCAAAACGTAATGCTGAACCGTCAATTTTGCCGCCAAATTCTTTGATGAGTTCGGTCATGTAACCGCCCATTTTGAATTGCGCTTCCAAGCCTTCCACGCCTAAATTCACTTTCACTGGACCAATCATGCCGCCTGCACGGTATTCTTCCAGTTTCATTGCCAATTTAGGTTGGGTAATTTCGGTGACTTGGCCACGGTAAGAATTACCGTCTGCCAAGAAGTTCATGAGTTTTAATTTACGTGGTAAAGCCATTTGTTATGCTCCTACTTTGGCAATCTCTGCGGCGAATTCCACAAGGTATTCATCGCTGATGTATTGGTTAAAGCCTAATTGTTCTAATGGCGGAACAGGGCAGTAATCATAAGACACAAGTAATTTTGCATCTTTCAAGGTTGCGGCAGTGTTCAGTGATGAATTGATAAATGCTTTACCACCGACTAAGTAACCTTTCGCCACATATTCACGCCATTTCGCATTAATCGCTTCCACGATTTCTTTCACCAACATCACACTGATGTTTTTATCCACTGCCCAATCAAAGGATTGTGCGATAGTGTCTTTCAACACTTGTGCTGTGCGGGTGTAGTTTTCGTAGATGAATAATTTGTCGGCTGAACAGGTGCGTAATCCCCATAGCTTGAAGCCATTGTGATTCACACAACAGGTGATGCCTTGTTCGTTCAAGTAGTTGACATCGGTCGCACTGTCGTTAATGTCAAATGAAAGTGGTTTAGTGACGCCAGTCACGCCAGTTAATCCTTTATTTGAAATGCAAGTGTGCCAGCCGTATTCTTTGTCTTGATACGCACGCATTGCTGCCGCACGGACAACTGCATAATCCACTTCAGTTGCTTTGGTGTTCGGGTTGAACGATAAGAAGTCACCGAAAATCAGCATTAATTCACGCTGTGAGAAATTACGGCGATAAGTCACCGCTTCTTCTTTGGTTTTGGCTGAACCGCACGATGCATACACAAAGCCATTCAGTTTTTTCGCCACGCTTAAAAGCTCGGTGGTAACATCTTGGCTGTCATACTTCGGCACGCAGAAAATACGCGGTTTCACGCCACAAACGGCAGCAGATACCAAGAACGCTTTCAAGCCAGTGTAATTGCCTTCGCTGTCCACTGTGCCGATGACGTTTGCTTTCATGGTGCTTTCATCTTCGCTTTCTTCCACACGAATGACGACCACTTTACAATTCACGATGTCCGCAATGCCATCTAACGCACGGGATAATGTGCCTTGTTTACCGGCTTTCGCTTGGACTTCGGCGGTGATACCTGTTAAAAGAGTGGGTTTATTGAGTGGAAAAACAGTTGCATCTGCATCTGCTGCCGTTGCCACTAAACCGATCACGGCAGTGGATGATGTGGTGAGTGTTCGCAAGGCTTCGGCAATTTCCGTTACCTTGACCCCATGGAGATATTCATCAGACATATTTTAGCCCTATGGTTTCTATTGGTTAAATAATGTCTTTATTGTGATCGAGAGAATGGAGCAGTGCGAGCGGTTGGAAGTGTGAAAAATGGGGTAACAAAATGCGGCCAAAATTGACCGCACTTTATTTAAATTAAGGCAGAGTTTCGGGAAATGGCTCGTCTGTTATCCAACTGATAACAGGCATGCGCATATAATTAAGATCTTCGGTTGGTAATTTATCCTTACATCGCAACTCAATGTAATTGCTGTCGGCTCTGCTACCAACATACACTACCGCAACATAATTCCCGTCATCATCATAAAAAGGGAGCATAATAGGAACAGAAGTGCGGAAACCGAGTGGTATTTTTTGACGAGGTAAAATATCCATCCTTTTTGCGTGATTTTTTCGTGTGAATTTAGGATCGTTAGTACCTCGAAAAGAAATGGTGTCCCACCGACCTTTACTGAAAGAACACTCCACTGTATTGTTTACTCGTCTTAGTGAGATATAACCCTCTTTAACATTCACACTGTCTCTTGACATTTGTCTTGAACCTGTATCACCCGAAATAACAACCCATTTGTTGTTTTGTTTTTGCCATAGAAACGCACCGACGTTAGCGCCATTTGTTGAGTTGTAGAAAGTGCCGTTTGGCTCATTGCCTGTAATTTTTCCGCTAGTGGTCTCTGGTTTGTCGGGTCGCCCATTTCCAGTGATTATTGATGAATCGCTGGAGTGACTCCCCCCACCGCCATCTATCGGAATTTTCTTTTCTATTCGTCTAATTTCACTGCCGACAAATTCAGCGAATTCAGTCACGCCAGTTTGAAATGTCATTATTGATTGTAACCTCGATTGTAAGCTTCTTTTAAATTCACACCGTCTAGGGCTGTGAACTTCTGACTAAGCGTAGTTAACGATTCATTGGCTTGTGAGATTTTTTGAATAAGCTTATTCAGGCCATCTTCGCCTGTTTTCATACCGTTTAACGCATCGGCTAATTCCTTGATAGTGTCTAATTCAGCCGCTACGTTACCGCCTAAGATTTCGCTTTTCGCATCGGTTTTAGCTTGATTTACAAGCTCAATGATTTTCTTAGCGGATAAGGTTGAAGTTTCATTAGTCGCACTGTCATTAATGCCCGCTGCACTGCCAGATAAACTTCTGACAGATTGATATAATTCATTGATTGCACCAACAAGCGTTGTTTTTTCTGTTGTGCTTAAAGTTGTTAAATTGCCGATTAGCTTAGTAATTTCCTTATCTTTCATACCTACGAATTCGGCAAATTCAGTTAAAATTTGTGTGATGTTTTGTTGTGCCATTAAAGCGCTCCGATGTTGTAGTGAATTATTAATTCGTTGATGTTTGGTAGTTTTCTTGTGTCAAGATCGCCGCCAATATTGGCATAACCTTTTTGGACTGTGATTTTGTGCTGTTGTTTAGGTTTAAGTGTCACTTTGTGCTTGGCTTTCGCCTTAGTCTTTATACACATTTCACCCCCTTGTAACATCCCGTTTTAACCGCACTTTGCCACCGCAAAGGGTGCTAATTAATCCGTTCTTGTCAGTTTGTTGCAAATCCCAACTAGCCACCGACCAATCTGCATTTTCTGTTTGATCGTGCGACACGTGCAGTGTGATTTCGTTTTCTTTAACGGTTAAGCCATTTGATGTTGATAGCTTAATGGTCTCTGATTGACTTCGTTCCGGCACGATATGCAAATCAAATTGACTCCCTGTAAAGTCCATTGGGGTGTCGTCCTCATTATTGAAAATGAGTGTTTCAAATTCGTCATCCCCACGGATCCAATCAAAAATTATTTCATTCATTTTTCATTCCCTTGATTGAACCGATAATCGCGCTGTTTGCCGTTTATTTCGCTTTCGTATGCGGTTTTGCAATGGTTTTTATCTCTGAACAATCCATTGATAAAACGATAGAGTACACGCCAACGCTTTTTCGGTTGCTCGGCTAATATGGCTCCACGATAGGTTCGACTTGACAATGTTTCGTCTGCTGCGCCACCTGTTAAGGCGTTGAATAGTTGGTCGATAGCAATCAGATTATGATAAGCGTAAAGCCTTAATTTGCTTGGAATGTCCATTCTTCGATTTCCTTTTTAAGTGCATCTAATTCTTTTTGAGATGATAAAGCCAGCAATCTATCTTCAAACGCTTGACGTTGCCCAATAATCACGCCAATAGCAACAGCAAATTGCGATGCTTTCTCGATAACTTTCTCAACCAATACTTCAAAAGGAACACCACGAACTCTTGCGATTTGCTTAAGCATTGGCGTTTCAACTTTATTATCAGCCTGCCACGCTAATGCTTCTTTCTCTTGTCGGTAAAAACTCTCAATCTCTGTTTGCGGATAGCCAACAAGAAGATTTGTTTTAATCTCATCTGCTTTATCTGCCAATCTGTTCAATAAAGCCTCTTTCTCTTTGTTGAAGAGAGCTAATTGCTTTTCTTTTGAGATAGTCCATTGTAGTGTTTCGAGATTTAATTCATGCGCATCGCTAGGTTGCGGCTCAATTAACACTGGCATCCCTTGCTTGTTGGCAATGATTTGCTTGCCGGAAGATTGTCCATTTAATAAAGTGCGGTATGTTTCGTCCGTCAGTTCTATTGATCCGTTTGGGATTTCATGAATACCGTCAATATAAAATCCGTTAGTTTTTTTGTCGTAAAAATACATTTTTAAACCTCATTAATATCCAATAGCAAACCAATCTGCCGATGTATCAATAGGTAGGGTTGAGTTCATTTTGAATGTGAATTTTGTGTTAGTCACATTAAGTGCCGCTAAGTGTGTCGCATTTGATTCAACGGTACGCATTTGATTTTCGGTTAATTGAATATTTAAAACCTTATTAGGGAATGCGATTGGAAAAATAATATCTTTGCTGCTTTCATCGTGAATTACTGGTGTTTTACCCCATTGGATGATTAAGCCACTAGGTAATCTTATCCATCCAGATTGATTAATGAGATGTGTATAGCCTTGTTCCGCTGCGTTTGGCCATCTAGTCGCAAATTCTGGCTTTCCTTCTACTTTGTCCCACGGAGTTTTTCTACCTTCAACCCAGCTCCGATATGCCACTGTGTCGCCATTATTACTAATAGACGGAAATGATAAATAGATGCGTTCTCCATCATCAGGGATATACATCATATTAAATCGTCGATTATCATACGTGTTCGGGTTAGGGTGGGTTTCTAGTTGCCAATATCCTGACAATGCTTCGAATTGAAAAGCGCTCCATCCACCTGACGGATTTTTTGCTCTCAATGCGCCGTTTATTGTTGTATTGCCTGTTTTCGGCACTCGATTATTGGCGTTATTATTAGCATTATCTGCTGCCGTTTTTGCCTGATTGGCACTTGTTTGTGCGGCAGTTGCCTTATTCACGCCGTCATTTGCGGTGCGCTGTGCATTATCTGCTGCCGTTTTTGCCTGATTGGCACTTGTTTGTGCTGCATTTGCCTTATTCACGCCATCATCTGCGGTGCGCTGTGCATTATCTGCTGCCGTTTTTGCCTGATTGGCACTTGTTTGTGCTGCATTTGCCTTATTCACGCCGTCATTTGCGGTGCGCTGTGCATTATCTGCTGCCGTTTTTGCTTCAACTCCTTTGTCGTAAGCTGTTTTGACGGCTGACGATGTCGCCACATTGTCATTACTGTTGCTAGTAACTGAATTTGATTTTTTGCTGTTTGGAATGTAATTGCCAAGTGCAAGTTGAACCGTGCTGATGAGTTGTGCAAGTTTTTTACCGGCTCTTGCAGACAATCCCAACTTGTCACTATCAAGCCCCGTGTCATCGGTGAGTTGCACAATACCTGCTTTTGTTGTATCTGCTTTTTCGATTTCGTGTGTATGTCCGCTTTCATCAAAGCCATTTGTGGTTGATGATGTGATTTTTTGTGGGGTTAATTGCTGACGTGTAACAAAAATTACAGAATTATCGATGCTTAATGTAACGGCTTGTGAATTGCTGACTTTTAAAATCATCTGCAACACTTGCACTTTGCCACTTCCGCTTTCAAGAGTTGGCTTAAAACTTTCTGGGGCGTTAGCATAAGCCACTAATTTGTTTGTGCTATCGAACACGCCCATTTCTCGGATATAAAACCCGCCCACATCTTCCGGAATAGTCAATTCAATGATGATTTGCTTGTTGTTGCGTGGATCAAGTGACACGGCACTGACATTGGCGCGGTGTGTTTCTTTCACCAATGCTGTGCGGTCTGCAGTTGGTGTAACGGCTTGTCCGTTCCCATCGCCCACTGCAAAGCTTGATAATCTAAGCGGCTGATTAGTTGCTAAGGCTTTTGCAAAAGCTTGTGTGCCGTAGTTGGTTAATACTGTGAAATATTGTGCTGTCATATAAATCCTTAAATAGGGTAAACACTGACGATTTCGCCAGTTTGTTGCCCAAAGAATGTATTCATTGTGCCAGTTGGTGAAATGGCGATGTCGAGCTGTGATAAATGGCGTGAAACAGGTTTTACATCATTAATTAATCGCACTAATTCGTTGTAAGTTTGCTCATTCAATCCTGTTTCCGGCACTTCCACGGTAATGCTAAACGTGCCTGCTTTGCCTTGCGGTTTTTGATTGAACCATTCTTTTAATTCAACAAGATAGCCTATTGGTTCAATCACTCGTTTTACGGCGGCAATGGTTCCTTTGTGTTTATGCACGAAAAAAGATTGTTTAATGGCAATGCGTTTAACTTCTTCGCTCCAATCTTCGTCCCACTTGTCCACCGAAAATGCCCAAGCCAAATAGGAAAGAAGCTCCGATGGGCATTTATCAGGGTTGATCAAGTCAGCAATAATGACTGGATTTTCAACCGCACTTTTTAAAATTTCTGCAGCTCGTTTTTCCAGTTTTGTTGAACCGGTTGGCAATAGGTGACTAGTAATCATCACTTGTTACAATCTCAATATTAATATTTGTGCAATAGCCTGATTTTGAGCTAGGTAAAACAATATCGGCTGTTGGCGCGAGTAATTCCACCCGCTGAACGCCTTCAAGGTGCAGTGCCGCATAAATTCCCGATAAGCTAATGTCTCTCCCTAGTCTGCGTTTTTCTGCGGCGTATGCGTTGAGTTTTTTCATTGCTTCTGCTTTTATCGCTTCATATTCAGGCCCACGGTATAAATGCAATTTAGCTCTGATTTCGTAGGTTTGGATGACTGCACTTTGCACTGTTACACGATCCCCGATTGGTCGGATGTTTTCATCGTTCAATCTTTCACGGACGGCTTTTAATACTGATTCACTTGCGACGCCTTGTCCTATTCGGCTTAAAATAGTGACGGTAACATTGGCGGGTTCAGGTGAAACGACGGACACATCCGCCACATCAGCGTGAGCGGATAAGGCGTGGAACACATAAGCGCTTCTTGGTCCTGCCACTGACATTCCTTCAAAGGCAAGCTGTGTTCTTAATCGTAACTCCGCATCATCTTCATAGATTGCTGGCTTTGGTGGGGTTGTCGTATTATCTTCTGCTTGGATAAGTAGGCGTTTTACGTTGTAGTTTGCGGCAATCACATCTAAATCGCTTCCAGTTGCATAAGCAAGCATTGTTGCTTTTGCTGCATCATTTATGCGTTGTCGCTCTAGAATCTGCAAATAACAGTTTTCTTCAAGTAACTTCACGATTGGCTCGCTTTCTAGTTGCAATCTTTCTCGCCAGAAGTCTTGCTCACTTTCTGGATAAAGAGATATAAATTTTTCTTTTCTTTGTGATAACAGTTCTTCATAGTTCAAGACTTCCAACACGTCAGGAGCGGGAAGTTTAGATAAATCAACTAATTCGCTCATTCTTACCGCCTAGCCATACATCATCATAATTGATGACGTTGTTTTGATTTCTTGTTCTGCCCACGATTGAGCAAGTGATGCCGTTTTCTGTAAGTTGTGGTTTAAATTGGCTAATCGTCACGCGTGGTTCCCATTTGTGCAATGCCATCACCGCACTTGCGGCAAGTTGGAGCAACAAAGCGTGGTTCATCGGTCTGTCAATGAGTTCCGGAATACGACTGCCATACTCTCGGCGTTGTAAACGTGATCCGATTGGTGTCAATAAAATGTCTGCGATTGACTGCTTGATGTGTTCCGTTTCGCTTATGATTTTCTCGCCTGTAAATCGATTCATTATTCAGGCTCTCCAGTTTTATCTTTACCTTTTGAAACATCTTTGTGTTTATGTTTCATTTGACTAATTCCGCCCGCTATCATGTCGCCTGTTGATGTCACTTCCCCATCAATATTCACATTGCCTTTAATGTTGACAGTGGGGCAGTCGATATTGATTTGATTAGCGGCTTTGATATTGGCGGTTTTTATTCCTGTTACAACCAAGCTGCTATTTGCTTGGTTGTAGGTAATTTTTGCGCCATCGGCAAATTCGATCACGTGTTCATCGGCTGAATGGCTTGGGCTGTTTTGAGTGTAAAGCCCTGTGATGATGCACGCTGTTGTCAGTTCACCACTTGCCGCCAAGATGACGCATTGTTCGCCTTGTGTTGGCGGTGACCATGTTTTTGTCGTGCCTGATCGCATTGTGATGAATGGGATGAAATCCGTTAATATTTCACCGCACTTTACCCGTGCTTTTGCTTGTGCATAATCGACTTCGGCAATTAAGCCAAAGCGGATAATGCTTTCAATTCTGCGGTTGTTATCGGCTGACATGGGCAGATTTCTACTTGTAATAATTGCCCCTATTTTTGGTGAGTTTGTTTAATTTTGCGAGTGTGGGGAAGTGTGAAAAAGGTGGTAACAAAAAAGGGCTTTCGCCCTTTTATTTTTTTATGTTCGATCTGTCATTCGACTTCTTGCCCTTGCTTGTTGTTGTCGGTTGATTCGTTCAAGCTCGGCGGCGACAAGTTGGGCGATTTGTCGTTCATTTTGCCCTGCTTGTGCATTAATGGTGATATTTACCGCCATTGGTTGCATAGTTTGGCTGATGCTTGGACGTGCTGAAATTGGCGGTCTGCTATCCACCTGAATTGGTGCGGCAGTGGCAAGTCCGATACCTAAACCGCCCGCAATTAAAGCTTGCTTGCCGTAATTTAAGGCGTTCAGCGTGGCGATGCCTAGACGGTTTGTGGCTTCTTTGGTCATGACATATTCGCCACCGTGAACAATGCCCATCGGTTGATATTTGCCGCCATTTCCGGTGTAACCGCCTGAAGAGAATTTTCCCATTGTTCCAATTGCAGTATAGGCGACATTGTCTGCCACGCCGTTGATATTGCCTCGTCCTGCATTTGTTTTAATTTGGTTTATGGTGTTTTCTGCTTCTGTGGAAAAGCCTAGTTTTTCTTTTATCCAATTTACGGTATTCATTATGCCTGTTTTGATTGTGTCAAACGTATTAAAAATACCATCGCCAAGGGCTGACATGATTTTAGAACCGAACGCAGAAAAACTATTTGGCAAATCTACGCCGAACCAACCCAACACTTGTGCAAATACTTTATAAAACAACCCAAGCGGATCCCAACTTGAAATCGTGGCTGAAATTTTATCAATCCCTGATGCAAAAAATCCTTTAATGTTTTCCCACCCAGTGTTGAATAATTCGCACACCCAGTTCCAACCAGTGGCAAATGCTTCTTTTACAACATCCCAATTTTTAACAAGTAAGACTATTGCAGCAATTACGGCGGCGATGCCAGCAACAATCCATGTGAGCGGATTTGTTAATAATGCCGCACTGAAAGCGAGTATGTTTGGAATAATACCGATAATCGTCTTACCCAGTGAGCCTAAAAATAAAGCGGTTCTACCGATAGGGAAGAGTAGGAAGCTAAATGCAGAAGCAAGCGCACCCGTTATACCCACAACGGCAGTTAAACCCACGGCGATTTTCATTAATGTTCCGGTTAGCTCTGGATTGGCTTTAACCCAGTTCTTCACTTTTTCTGTAATTTCCCCTAACTTTGTGGATAATTGTTTTAATTGTGGGGCAATGGTTGCGCCTATTTCTGCGAGTAAATTTGTGAAAGTCCCTGTTGTGGCTTCCCAAATATTGGTTAGTGTGCCTAATTGTTCATCTACTCGCTTACGTAAATCAGCTTGTTTTTCCATTTTGGCGGCAAATTCTTCATACCCCGCTTTGCCTTTTTCAATAAGAGTCGACACCACCTGATTGACTTCCGCATCATTACCAAATACGCCTTCAATCACTTTTATGCGTTCTGCAGTATCTAATTTTTTAAGCTTAGCTAATTCATTAAAGAACTTATCAAAGCCACCGAATTCACCTTTCCCATTGGTAAAATCAAGACTGATATTTGATCTTAGAAGCCCTTTTTTTCTAAGCTTATTTAATGTGGCCTGAATGTCGCCATATTTCATCCCTTTTTGTAACACTTTACGCATGGCGTTACCTGATGCAGAACCATCCATACTTGCTTGGTCAAATATTGCAACAAATGGTGCAAGTGCTTTCGCCCCGTCCAAGCCTTTCATTTTTATGGTGTCCATGGCTGAACCAAGATTTCTGAAAGCGCCTAGCATATTTGTTGGATCAACGCCCGCATAAAAGCCTTTCTGAATGACATCCATCAAGCCCATCATATCTTTTTCAGTTGTGCGGGTGGCGTCTTGCATCTTGGCGGCAAATTCTGCAGCTTGTTTTGGTTGCATTTCAAGTTGTACCGATAGATACGCTGCCGCTTCACCTGTGCCGCCTAAAATTGTTTCCGCACTCATGCCTTGTCTAACGAGCATTGTCATTAAATCTTGGAAATCGGCTGTTGTACCCGGCAATTTATCCCCAAGATTTGTGGCAAGTTTGTTTATTTTTTCAAAATTAGACGAGACTTTCCCATCTTTATCCATCATTGCCACTCTGAGATTGGTTGCGGCAACTTCGGCTTGTGCAAATGCGGTCACAGGTTTGATGACCTGTTCTTTCATCATGGCATGTGTTGCCAATGCTCTTCCACCGATATTGGCATATTGTTCGGCTTTTGTACGCAATCCATCTACACGCTGTGTATAGCTATTTTTCTGCCGTGCTTTCTCATTCAGTCTTGATAGTTTGTTTCTTTGTTGGTCGATCTCTTTATTTGCGCCTTTCATTTGATTTTGTAAATCTCTTTGGCGTTGCCCTAGTGTGGCGGCGCTTATCCCATTGCGACTAAATTCTGCACGGGTGTTTTTTAATTTTGAAATCATTTTTGCCTGTTCAGTTTGTAACTTAGCGACACTCTTTTTAGCTTCATTAAGTTTGTTACTAAATCCCGCTGTTGGTTTAGGCATCGTTTTTAAAGCAGATTCCATTCTGCGTACTTCTGCATAAGCTTTAGATAAAGCTTGCGTGTTTTCGTTAAGTTTTGCTTTTAATGGATTTAATGTCTCTCTATATTTTTTTATTTGAAGTTCATTTTGATTATATTCTTTAGATAGAGATCTTAATTTTGTTTTATTTTCATTTAGAACGTTTGAAAGTTGTTTCGTTGCTTTTTGTGCAGATTTGAATGGCCCAGTTAATTTATCCATTGCGGATAATAACACTTGAATTTTTAAATCTTTGCTCATATTATTTACCTATAAAGTAATACAAATAAGGGGTGAATGATGGAACGTGCAATAGATTGGGTTTTATTCATTGGTATTTTTATTGTTTTCCCAACGTTGGTTTATCAAATTCATGCAGAATTGCCTGATATTAGTTGGTACACCATTGCTTTATTCTCGTTTATTGGTTCTGGATTGATTTGTGCGATTTTCGTCACTCCGCTTGTGGCGATTATTGGCGGTATCGTTGGTATGTTTAACCGCCATTAGAGACTACCTTCTGCAATCGCTTTAATCACAAATCTTTCAATCATTTCAATATCTTCTTCGCTAAAGCCCAGTAATTCCCGCTGGGCATATTTCACTTTGAAATCCTTATATTTAGATGGACTGCTATATAATCCATATTGGTGAACATTTGCAATTGCTGCATCCCCACCATAAAAGCCAAGTGAAATGCCTTCTTGTTCATATCGAATTTTTAAATGGGATGGTGAGACTATTTTTTTGAACATCAGCTGATTTTTTATTCTGCCTTTCTTTTTGCTGAATTGTTTTCTTTTTTTGCGTGGTTCAAATGGTGATCCATCTGGGTTTTGTTGTGCTTTAATTCTTCTACGCTGATTTCTAGCTAATTCCCGCCCGATTTGTTGATAGAGTAAACGTCTCCGTGGTTTACTGATATTTTTTAATAAATCGGTAAATGCGAGTTTTACTTGCTCAATCCCATCGCTCATTTTTATTTTTCACTTTTAAAAATCAAATGTTCATCGTCTATTTTTTCTAGATAGACTTTTAATGTGTTCAATGTTTCCCATTCCGGTGCGGTTGGTTCTGTGGCGTAAGTCATCTGCACGTTTTCGCCAACTTGTTTTGCCACAACGCGTTCGGTAAGTTGGATTTCAAAAGATACGTCCGCTGTGTTGTTATTGTTGTAATCCATTTGGAATTTAAAGGCGTTTTCACGGCGTTGCGGATTTTCAAATAGTTCAGGTTGGTTTTTTCGTAAATACGCATTAATCGGCACGATGAGGCTTGCAATGTCAAAGGCAAAATCGGTGATGATGATGTTTAGCGTGTAACGATACTCAAAACTTAGTGATGTGCTGCCAGTTGCAACAACTTGACCGCCGTCAACATAAAGCTGTAAGCGGTCGGGATTTTTCACAAAGTCTTGGTGACTTTGCTCAAGGATTTTGCGCAGTTGATTTGGCTTTTTCATTTTCTGAAATTCCGTTGTTGCATTTCGTATTTTTGCTGACAATCCACGCAACGGGTTACGCCTTGAATTAATTGGCGGCGTTTTTCAGGAATGGGGATGTCGCAATCTTCGCAATAAAACGCACTGATTGCTTTAAAAGTGCGGTGTTTTTGTAACGCAATATCACGTGTCATTTGTTCGAGTTCTTGCGCACGGTCAAATTGATCGGTCATTGTTTTTCCTGTTTATTAAATTCATCAATGCATTTCTTTAATGCTTGATTTTCAACAATGCAGACACTTAGCTTTTGTTGGCTTTGTAGATAGGCGTTAGCCAAATCCCCGTTGGTTTTAATTGTGGCGGCAAATGGCGTACATTCTGCAACTTGTGGGCATAGAATTGGCTGTTTAATGATTTTCGGTGTGGTTGAACACGCCGCTAACGTCATCAGGGATAAAAGTGTCAGTCCAATCTTGGTGTTTTTTAAGTGCATTTTTTAAATCCTGTGTTTGCTTGGTTTGAGAGATTTTTAGTTGATTTACGGCTTCCGTGAGTGCTTTTTGTTGCTCGTTGAATTTATCCACGCTTTCATTTAAGGCAACGTAAGACGCTTCCCATTGTTGTTTTAATTGTTCCTCTTTGGCGGCTTCGGCTCGCCAGTGGTTGGCTTGCCACCCTTGAAATAGGATAATTGCCACAAGCATGAGCGGGCCAACCAATAAAATGTATTTTTCTTTTTTCGTTAAGAACCCAAACATAATGCTTTCTCCTTTTGTCGTCTTTCAATTAAGCCTTTCAGTGGAACGCCGTTTGCATAAATCCATCGTTCAAATTGACCGCACATGGCTTTGCTATATCCTTTCCGTGCCATTTTAAAAAGCGTGCTGTTTTTTAAGTTCCCGCATCCTGCATTAAAGGTAATTGACACTAAGGCATCAAATGCACCTTGCGGCATTGCTTGACCGTTTGCATACGTATTCACACACTTTTCGGCTTGTTTAATGCCTTTCGTGTATAATTCAGCCACTTCTTGCAAGGTGTAAATTTTATTTCGGTTAATTTTCTCTACTGCATCTGTTGTGCCAATACCGACTGTTAAAACATCAGCGGGGCATTGATAGGGTTTTTGCATGCAACCTTCGGCATTGCCAATCAGCAACAAGCCTTTTTCTGATGTTCGAATTTCATTTCCATGCGTGGCAATAACAAGTCCAACAACAGCCGTGACGGCGCAGACGTATTTCGCGGTTCGTTTAATCATGGTGATGGCTCCGTTGGTTTAATTCTTTTTCTTTTAATTCAAAATCTTTTTTCTTGTAATACCAATTGACAAGGAATGTTGCGACGCCGATCACAATACCTGTTGCTGATGCTACGTCAGCCCAATTTACATTTGAAAACATATCCGCAAGGCGTCCGATGAAGAAGGCAAATAATCCTGATATGTAAGATGCTTTTGATGGTGTGTCGTGCATATCAGCTCCAAAGTTGTATAGTGTCACTTGCCACGCTGATCTTTTCCGTGTCAGTTTCTGGCAATATTACTGGTGTTCCGATGGGAATGACGGGTTTATCCATTAAGTGCGGATTTAATTCGCATGCAATTTCAAGTAAGCCGTCACTTCTTCCAAAATATCGGTAAAGAATGGCGTCCAAGTTGTCGTTTTGTTGTGCGTAAACTTCCATTAAATCAACTCCGCATCGACCCGTCTTTTGCCGATAATGTCACTAATGGCAAAGCGTGCATCTCGTCTTAATTCGTTGATGCTGTCTTTGAGTAAATCCATTTTCTTTTCACCATCGTTTGTGCTGTCATAGCTTGCATAGCGTTCGTAAAGGTTCGCTAGTGCCAAACAGTTCACTGCACGTTTATAGCGGTAAATCAACACGCTTTCGCCGTTGACTGATGGTGCGGGAATTTGTTCAAGGAAGTGATGTTCGCTTTGTGCTTTGAATGTGGATAATTCATCATTCACACTGGCGATGGCTTCAATCAATGCATCTTGCAAGCGTTGTTCGGTGACTGTGCCGTCTGCACGATATTGATTGCGAAAAGCAGAAAGAGAAATGTCAGGGAAAAAATCATCGTTCCGAATAATATCTTCACCTGTTCCGTAATCTTCCAGTTGTTTTTGCACTGCACCCATCTCATAGTCGGGGGCAAGTTTTACTGATAGAGATCCGTCGCTCATGTTTTCCCTTATAAAAAAAGTCGGGTGAGGATTAAATCAAGCACGGCCAAAAATCCGTCAGAATTTGACCGCACTTTTAATCCGCCCGACGGGTGCGTGGTTTGCTCGTTATCAAATCCGATTATTCATCGGCTTTGCTTAATTTTTTGCGTAATTTTTTAATGTCGCCTTTCACGCCAATTTTTTGATCTAAACCTAAAGCACGTTCAAGGTATTGCAAGGCTTGCTCAGGGTTCTTTTCAACCAATAACAAGCCCAATTCACGCAATAATCGCGCACGGCTTTCATCTGGCATGTCACATTCAGCGGTGATGCGTTGTACTTGCTCTAAGTAAGCCACTTCAAATGGCTGATTGGCGGCTTGTGCGGTTTTTGCTTGGTCGGCAAATTCTTCCGCCAATAATGTGCCAAGTGTTCGCGTGAACGGTTCAGGCAAGCGCAAATCATGGAATACGGCATAATCAGCAATCTGCAAGGCAAGGTGATATTCCCCGCAGTCGATTGCCCACACGCACCATGTCATTAAAACGTTATCTTGTTTGCCTGTTCCGGCAGATAACGCCCCTGTAATCCATGGCAGATAGTCGGGCAAAATTTGCTTTTTAAATGCGGCTTTGCGTTCGGTCGATTGGATGTTTTTCAAATCCTTTCGATGTCTCGCAAGAATACGGCACATTTTTTCGTATTCCGTGAAGTCGCTTAGATCTTCGGTTTCTGCCGCATTAGCGATAGCGGCAGAAACTTCAAGAAAGTGACGTTTAGTTGGTCGCATTATGATTACGCGTGAGTTGGTGCATCAAGAACGGTGATATTTTTCGCCATCGCCACTGCTTCGTAGTTTTCAACCACATAAGCTTCATTGGATGACAAGTAATCTTCCACACGGTTGCGTTCCGGCACGTCTTTTAAGTGACGGCGAACACGACCTTCTTGAACATAGATTGACAAGTTGTCGAGTGATGTCACTAATACAGTGCCTTTCGGGAAGTATGGCACGGTTACGGCTTGTAAACCCCCAACACGTTTTTGGCTGATTACAGTATCGCCTGCCGCTTGTTCGCTTGGTTTTGATTGGTTGATAAGCGGGAAGTATTTATCCGCTAATAAGTCGCTACCCATAATCGCCACAAGTTTTGTGTCGTCACGGTATTGGTCAGGGATGAAATCTTCTTTTAATGCAAAGACTAATGCATCAAGATTTTTGTATTCTTTACCTTCACCGATTTCGATTTTGCCTGTGCCGCTTTTCGCTTCTTTCATTACGCGGGCTGTTGCTTTATCTTCGATTTGTTTCAACCAGCCTTTGTTCACATCTTGCAATAATGGATTTGATGTGCGATTGGTTGTTGCTGCCACGCTTGTGCCGTTCCAACCGATCATGATACGGTCTAATGCAATGCGTTCTGCTTTAAGTTTGCCAACACGTGCCGCAAAGTCAGGGAATTTCGCCCAACTGTCTAACGTTGCATAGTTTAAATGCGTGTCAAAGTTGGTTTGTTCGCAAGAATATAAGTTTTCTTGCAAGCTGTGGATGTCCGTGGTTTCACGTGCTTTGGTGTTAGTATCTGTGCGGCTTGCTACTGGTGAAAGTACGCCTAAACGCAATGCAGAACCTTTCATATCTTGCACCATCACAACGTTGATGCGTTTTAAGAAATCAGAGCTTTCAAGCACTGCATTTTCAAGCTTTTGTTGAATGGTTGGTTCGACAGTGAATTGTCCGCCATTCGCAACGAATGCCACATCTTCGCCGTTATCTTGTGCAACGCCTGCAATGTAAGCTTGGAATTTTTGTTGAGTAAATTTATTCATTTGGTTTTTTCCTAAGATAAATTAAAAGAAGCGGCCGTCAGTTTCAGGTTCTTCACCATAAACTAATGGGCGGGAGTTTTCGGCTTGTGCCGGCTTTTGTTTGAGTTCTTCAAACGTGGCATGGATTTCTTCATTGCTCGCTTTCATTTCTTCAATTTTGGCTTGTTGATTTTCCAAATCGCCGTGAAGTGCGGTCAATTTTTCCAAGATTTCTTTTTGTTGCTCGGCTAAAAGCTCAATGGCACTGGATTGGTCTGAAAAGCGTTCATCATCCGATTTTTCTTTTTTCGCAAATAACGCTTTGATTTTTGTGAATACTGATGGATGGTCTAAACCATCCCAACCTTCGAAATCTAATTCTGTTTCAATGGCGGCTGAGAAGATGTTATCTGCTTTTAATTTGCGGGCATTTAAGCCGTTGTGCGAGAAACTTAACATTTCTGTGCCTAAGCTTGCCGGATTATCCGTAACGGCTAAACCGACCAAGTATGCCTTGCCCGTATCGGCAAAATTGGTGTCAATTTCAACGGACGTGTAAACCTTTTGCCCGTCTTTGTTTAAGGCAATGAGTGCGTCAGTTGGTTGAAGTTCTGCTAAAAGCTGTAATTTGCCATCTTCACGTTCTTCTGCTTTCACGGCTAAGACGTCACCAAAGCAGTGAGCATTGGCAAGTTCAGGGAGATAGACAGAAAATTTGATGTGGTCAAGGTTGATGCGTGCGCCGTAGGTGTTTTTTGGATCGTAACTTTCGGCCATTTCTTCAATCCAGTTGCGCTGAATTGTGCGACCGTCAGTTGTTGCACCTTCGGTTGCGACAACGACCCATTTAGATTTTTTTGCCATTGGTTGTCCTTTCTGTGGTTGGTTTGGCTCAAAGGTTGCCATTATTCTGAAAGGTTTAATTTTTGCGGTCTATGGGTTGTTTTTGTTGCTTTTCTGTTCACAGGTGAGCTGTAAAGACTAACGGCAAGCCCCTTTCTATTATGCGGTTGTAAATTGAAAGGATGATGAATGGACGAACAAGTTATTAATCAAGCTTCGCCCGATGTAACGGCGGAAATAAAAAGAAAAGCACAACAGATGTATTTTAGCGGTTATAAAATCGCTGAAATTGCTCGTCAGCTTGATATTGCTGCGTCCACGATTTCCAGTTGGAAAGATCGCGAAAAATGGGATGATGTTGCCCCTGTTGGTCGGGTTGAATTAGCCCTTGAAACAAGATTGAATTTGCTGATTGCCAAAGAAGAAAAAAGCGGGTCGGACTATAAAGAAATTGATTTGCTTGGTCGTCAAATGGAACGCATGGCGAGAGTGAAAAAATATTCTTTCGGTGATGGCAATGAAGTGGATTTAAATCCGAAACTAGCCAATCGAAACAAAGGCGAACGGAAGAAAACAGAACAAAATGCCATTGATCAGGAACAAGAAGAATTACTGATTAATGGCTTTCTTGATGGGATGTTTAATTATCAGCGTGTTTGGCATAAAGCAAAAGAAAACCGCATTAGAAATATTTTAAAAAGCCGCCAAATCGGGGCGACTTACTATTTCGCCCATGAAGCCTTTATTGACGCATTGACAACTGGACACAATCAAATCTTTTTGTCTGCCAGTAAAAAACAAGCCCTGCAGTTTCGCTCTTACATTGTGAACTATGCCAAGCAAACTGCAGACGTGGACTTAAAAGGCGAAACTATCAAATTGCCAAATGGGGCAGAATTGATTTTTCTTGGCACGAACTCCGCCACGGCTCAATCGTATCACGGCAATTTATATTTTGATGAAGTGTTTTGGGTGCCAAAGTTTGATGTGATGCGTAAAGTGGCGTCAGGTATGGCAGCACAAAAAATGTATCGCCAAACGTATTTTTCAACGCCGACCACGATTGCGCATCCTGCTTATGCGTTTTTCTCTGGAAAAGCATTTAATAAAAATCGTGCCAAGGCGGACAAAGTTGAAATTGACATTTCGCACGAGAATTTAAAAAGCGGAAAACTTTGTGCTGACCGTCAATGGAAACAGATTGTGAGTATTTATGATGCAATGGAAGGCGGATGCAACCTATTCAATATTGACGACCTGATCGCAGAAAACAGCAAAGAAGAATTTGAACAGTTGTTTTTATGCCAGTTTGCGGATGATAACTCGTCGGCATTTAAATTCTCCGACCTTCAACTTTGCCAAGTGGATAGCTTGGAAGAATGGCACGATTACAAGCCATTTTATAAACGCCCATTCGGTAATCGTGAAGTGTGGTTAGGTTATGACCCTGCCTTTACTGGCGACCGTGCAGCGTTGGCGATTATTGCCCCGCCTAAAGTAGAAGGCGGTGATTATCGTGTTTTGCATTGGCAAACATTTCACGGCATGGATTATGAAGCACAAGCGAGCAGAATTAAAAGTTTCTGCGATGATTACAATGTCACCCGCATTGTGATTGATAAAACGGGGATGGGTTCTGGCGTATTCCAAGAAGTTAAAAAATTCTATCCAATGGCAATCGGTCTTGATTACAACGCCGATTTAAAAAATGAGATGGTATTAAAAACGCAAAACTTAATTCAGAAACGCCGTCTTAAATTTGATGGTAACGAAATCATCACCAGTTTTATGACAGTCAAAAAACGTATTACCGGAACAGGAAAGATGACTTATGTATCTGACCGTTCAGAAGATGCAAGCCACGGCGACTTATCATGGGCAATTATGAACTGCATTTTAAATGTGCCTTATGGTTTAAACGGCGATGTGTCAAGTAACCAACCAACCATTTTCACTTTTGAATAGGATTACCAAATGAGCAAAAAAACAAAAAAATCAACCGCACTTTCTACGGGGAATCAAGCACAGGCGTTTAGCTTTGGTGAACCTATTCCCGTGCTTGACCGTGCAGAAGTATTGAATTATTTCGAAAGCGTGTTGATGTATGAGAAATATTACAACCCGCCAATTAATTTAAGTTATCTTGCCAAAGCCTTAAATGCATCTGCACATCATAACAGTGCGATCACGGTGAAGAAAAACATTTTACTTTCTACCTGTAAAACGACCGCACTTTTACCACGCACGCAGTTAGAAAAACTGGTGCAAGATTATTTAGTGTTTGGTAATGCTTACCTTGAAAAAGTTGAAAACACATTCGGAAAAGTGATTGCGTTAAAATCGCCCCTAGCAAAATATATGCGCGTTGGCGTGAAGAAAGGCATTTTTTATCAGATTGTGAATGGCTTTGATGAATACGAATTCCCGAAAGATGCGGTGTTTAATCTGATCAACCCTGATGTGAACCAAGAGATTTACGGAGTGCCGGAATATTTAGCGGCTTTACAATCAGCTTTCTTAAATGAAAGTGCGACATTGTTCCGTCGCAAATATTATTTAAACGGTGCGCATGCGGGTTCGATTATCTATATGACTGACCCAACTCAAAACAAAGACGACATTGAAGCAATCAAAACACAAATCCGTCAAACAAAAGGCACTGGCAACTTTAAGAATTTATTCGTGCATATTCCAAACGGCAATAAAGACGGAATGCAAGTCATTCCATTGTCTGATGCGGTGGCGAAAGATGACTTCTTAAATATTAAAAATGCAAGCCGTGATGATGTATTGGCGGCCCATCGTGTGCCACCGCAATTAATGGGAATTGTGCCTAATAACACAGGCGGTTTTGGTGACGTAGAGAAAGCAACGCGAGTATTTTTTATCAATGAGATTATCCCATTGCAAGAACGCTTGAAAGAGATTAATAGTTGGGTAGGGGAAGAAGTGATCACGTTTACCGAATACAAATTACTACAATAG